GTCTTTTTCTTATTTCGTCATAATGATTTTCATCAAATATGGTATTAATTGCCTCTTCCTCTGCAATCTCTATAGCAGGTTTGTAGTGCAATTGCATATATAAAGAAAGTTCCTCGTCATTGGCCGGCATATTCTCAGGGTCCATAACAAATGGATTTACACCACCAAGCTCCTGAATAAGAAGTAAAGACTCCTTGGCCGCCATCTGAGACTCAATAAGTTCTTGATACTTATTTCTTTTCGCTTGGGACATAGCGTCTTGAGCATAAACTTTAACCTTGAAAAGTCTATTGGACATTCCATTAACAATGATGTCCACAAATTTAGGAATCACAGGAACCGGTGTCCAATCCAAATTTAAGTAAGACAAGTCTCCATCAACGGATAATTCGTTTTTATATTTAGCAACAGATTGCTCACCTCTAGCATAAAGCCTCAATCTATGGAACTCTTTCCATTGTGCATAATATCGACAAGAGCTGCCATCTTTTCTAAACCACTCATACTGAATTGCTTGACCTACTTGAAGTCCGAATTCTTTAGAAGCTTTTTCTGCATCAGTGGCCAATTGACTTGGGAATACTGAAGAGGTTATGTCTATTGCTATATTTTTCATCTAATTAATTGACTTGTTGTTCCTTCGTTTGAATACCTTGCGAAGTTAACAATAATTTTTGAATCTTTTTTTTCCGGTAAATACAAATGCTTTTGATTAGCCATTATTGCCAATCCAGAACTAATAGAGGCATCAAATTTAGTTCTGTCATTAATATCAAATTTAGCCCAATCCTCTAGAGTTCTAGTGAAAGGCATATTCCCCATTTCATCCGGATCCCTATATGCCCCTATGGAATCAATCCCTACATATCTCTCTATGTAAGACTCAATGGCCGAAGCATGAGATTGTTTTACATCCTCAGAACTGTTTGGAATTCCTCCCAACTCTCTCTCTGTTTTTGTCAACTTATTGTACTGCTTATCAGGTCTATTCATACAGTAACCCCTATACCCTCTGTTTTTAAAATGGTAGAGTAGTCTAGGCTTATTGTTTTCAATTAAGATTGGCATTCCATAAAATACACAAGCCATTAGCACCTCTTCGAAAAATATCTCAGCGGTCTGCGGCCTTGCTATGTATTGCAAGAAAAACTCATTGCTTGGAGCCTCATCCATATTGAACTTAGTAAGTCCATGCAGAGAACCATTAGAGCCTCTTCCTCCAACTACGGCAGAAATATCATAAGAGTCACAACCGAAAGAACCAAGGTGTTCGTTACCCGGATACTTTATGCCTCCTCTTAAATGGATATTATTTTGTAAATGTCTTGGCGGAGTCCAGCTTACAGAGAACCTACCCCTTTGATCGGGAGTAAATACAACAGTAGTATCTTTCATCCCATCTTTCCAATGAAATGAACCTCTAGTTATGTAGTGCTCTTTTACAAGAGAATCATTGTAATCAATTTGCTGATATATTTTTGTAAGGTTGAATATCGATGACTTACTTTCATCTCTAAACGCGTGCGATGTAGTTCTTGGAAACTGTCTGTAAAATTCATTTAGCGCATCTGCATCTTTTTTCAAAGAGTCAACCTCAGCCTCCCAATACTCAATGGCGCCATTCTTTATCATAGAGCCATCAATACCTCTGATTGGAGTCTCCGGCTTATAGAAAACAGGCATTCCATAAATATCAATGAATCCCTCCATGTTCCATTCCATTGGAATAAACAAAGAGTATAACCCTGATTTGGTTTGACCATTTGCATTTCTATTTGCTACCGAAGAATCTTCAAACATATCTTTGTAGTTCTGACCTCCTTTTGATAAAGCATTTGAGGTAGAACCCATCATGCACTTACCGATAATCCTACTACCCAATCTCAAACAAGTCTTTGTAACTCGCCAGTTTTCCTTGATGTTATTTGGCTTAGTCCACTTTCCACTTTCATCGTGAGCTAAGAATAATAGTTTCTCCCCATCGTAAGAGTTGTCATCCGTATTCTTCCAGTCAATAGAGGTGTCTAATCCTTCTATGTTTTCAGACTCAACATCATACATGTTTTTCTTCGTAATCTTAGATGCGGGAACCCTAAACGCCAATTCAGTTTTAGGTTTGTCCATACCATCCATGATTGGCTTGAAGAAGAAAGGAAGTCTACTATTTATAGGAACTACTTTGTCTGTAAACATTTTCTTTGCATCAGGCCCGGTCTTGGATAGAATACCAACCCTGGAGTCTCTCGCCAATGTTCCTATATTCACAGCTTCAGAGGAAGCCATAAAGGAGAATCCGGAACGTCTAATCTTTAAGTAAATCATTCCAAAACTTCTCTCATCCGCGCGGCACGCTTCCCAAAAAATCCAATAAACTCTGTTTGCTTCACGAAAGTCTGGATATCCAACATCAATACTAGACCACTGCAAGTACATCCAATGCGCACCGGTTATGTATGTCTTTTGGCCATTATTCATAAACCAAAAACCATCTTCTCTATAATCAAACTGACTTTCAATATAATCAACCCATTTATTTTTAAACTCAGCAGGCATTTCATTCCATTGGAAAATCGATTGGATTTTTTCTAAGCTTTTAGGAATACTTTCTCTTTCCCAATATTGCTCAGCTTTAGATTCGCTTCTTTGAAAACATTTTTTAGGAGCCGGAGGAAGAGCTACGTATAGCCCTGAGATATTCATAATCTCTCCTATCTGACCATTTTTCGAGATAACAACTAAGTCGTACTTTTCATTATAGCCATAAATCCATGACTTGTTACTATTCTTTCTTGAAAGAACAGCACCAGGCACATAGTCGCTTACTATGGAATAAAGCTTATTTTGACGATCTTCTTTCTGCAAATCCTTGTTTTGTATCAGTTCTACTTCCTCCCTTATCTATAAGTTCGATGTTTTCTTTTTCTAATTCTATTCTGTTTAGAATCTCAAACGCATCAAATATAGCAAGTTTTTTTGTTGCAGCAGCATTTTTAAGTTTGTCCGAGGATAAGTCATCGGCTTCACTATCAGAGTGTAGAATTGGATCCTCTGCTACTTTTATAAGTTCTAAGACAGCCTTGTGTCCGGCTGCTATTATCTTTAACTTTGTTTCCTTGTTGTTCATAGCTTGATTGTTATTTGATGGTCAAACATTCTATAAAGCTTTTCATCGTCTACAATAAATTCATACTCACTATCGGGAGCAAAACATACTATGTCACCAGGGCCAATCCCTTTGCCGATTAAGTAATCATTAGGATAAACCATCTCTCCCATCAATGGCTCTTCGCTAAATGGTTTCTCTATATAAGACTCCACTACCGGAATAGGCTTCACAAAACAATACCTATCGTAAGAGAACCACTTCCCATCCCTTTTGTACATAAAAAACTGATCAGGCTCTATAAAGAATAAATCATCTTTAAAAAAACTTTTGCCGCTTTTTTGACGACCTTTCATGTCGTTATAAAACTTGAATACATTATGGTGAACAAGAAGAATGTCTCCTTGTAAAACCGGGCCACTATACCCTAATGGTATTTCTATTACCTCAGCATATCTGTTTGAGAACTTATGGTCTTCTTCAGATGTGCTAACTATAAGTTCGGTATCAGCTATTGTTTTTGTATTCTGATATCTTTTACCGGTAACAGGCTTTGCTATAAAATAAAATGGAGATTTCATTAAAAGTCTATATTATATTCGATTGAAATTGGAACCGTAAAGTTAAACTCTTTCCATAAAACTACCTCTTCTTTTCTATTAATAATGTATATTTCGATAGATTTAGCCTCTTTATTCTCTTTTATAATATGAATTTTATTCGATTTATCCAATATCTCTTGCCCTACAATATAGTGCATTGCACCACTTTTGTAGTCCGGCCCAATTGATATTTTTCTTATTGATTTCATTTTGATTAAATTAAAAATAATATTACTGCAACTATGCCTCCATAGCTCCCCATGTTAATATCAGTATTATCCCAAGGAGATCCAAATAACTTACCCCATATCCATTCTTTTAGGAAGTTAGCACAATAAGCGCCAAATCCACCAACAAAAAGGTGAAAGAAGATTCCTGTTCCATCAAGATGCGCAAACTTAGTAAGCAGCACCATACTTAAATATGTAAGAACAATAGAACAAAAGAAATGAAGGTTGTATGCGTTGCTTTTAAACTCAGGTGTAAATATCTTTTTTGTGTCTGTGATATATCTTATTACTGCGTTTTTGATGCCTGAGCATATTGTACATTCTATTTTCATAATTGTGTATTTTTAAATTCATATCCTAAAAATGTGTGAGAACCATTTCCCTCTACATCATTTATTTCATATTGCTGCCACTGTTCGTAATTGCCTGTGCTCCAAAGAACATCTACAGAGTACTTGTTTTCTCTAAGTTCTCCAAGCTCTACAAACATACTTGTATCATCTTGTAGCTGGTCTTTCAACTCATTGTATTGCTCCTGAGAGTCAAACTCATATTTCTTAAATACATTCATTATGCAAAAGCTGTTAGTCCTATGTTAGTTAAATATGTGTTGTAGTATGTTCTGAAGTTGTCTATTTGTAAATCTGTTAAAGATGCTCCTATCCAGTAATTAGAAATACAGCCATTAAAGTTTGAATTAAACCCACTACTCCCCATTAACAATCTATTACTGTTGGGTATATTTGTTGAGGTTTGTGTTCTAGCTGATAAAGTGCTTAAATTTTGTAATCTAACATTTGTAGAAGTATCTCTCATTATAGATTTTAAACCAATGCCATCTAAATTAACTCCAGAAGATAACGTATTAGTAGAGTTTATTTTATGTGCAGGAGTTGTTCCATTACTTACTAATATTTCTTGACTTCCCGCTGTATCTATATAAGACGTATTGCTTAAAGTAGAGATTTCAGACATTACTAGCAATCTACCAGCATTATTAAGTATGTAGTTATCTGCTGTTAATGCTGAATTTTTTCTAGTGTCAAAATATTGAATTACTCCCGCTCCAGGTGCTTTAAATCCATTTGTTTGATATGTTAAATTTACTACAATACCAATCCCTAAACCTCCATAAGGGTTCATCCAATTTATTCTTGCAAAATTAGAAAGTGCAACATCATTATAAGCAAAGTTGAAATATACATCACTAACATTCCAAACACCATCATTTTTCATTTCTGTAATCAACGTATCACAGTGACCAAGTATTGTAGCATTAGGTATTGTAAATACTTCAGCATTTGCTCTGTTGATGATTTGTTGTAGTTCGTTATTTACTGGGGTGTATCCCGCGTTGAAGTAAGGATATTGGAATAGTAAATCTATTTCTGTTCTATTTAAAACCCTGTTCCACCCTAAGACTTGTTTAAATCTTGATATTCCATTATCTTGAGCGCCTAAAACAAGATTTGTTAAACGTGTATAATTCGTAAATGGCGTGGTTACCATTTTGCTCCCATCTATCCATATCTCTACTACACCGTTATTACAGGTTATAAGCCCTTTGTAATAGTTTGTAGATAAAGGTAAATAAGGAGTTGTCAATGACGTGTTTACTGAATTGTCTGTCTTTCTTAACGCTA